GTACCACCTATTGATAGTGATAATTGACCACTAGTATTTGTTGATGCTAAAATGCCATCACCACTTGTGGCTCCATATACCTTAAGTAAGTTTAATTTAGCAATAATATCATTATTTTCTTTATTAAACCAATCATAAAAAGTAGCCGTAGCTCCTAATGTAGAAATAGTATATGTGTTATTTGTAACTGGCATCTTTAACCTTTATTAAATTGGCATTCCATTAAAATAAGTATAAACATTATTTGTTTTTCTTATTATTACTTTTGTATTATTGGCATTAGTATTAAAATTAGCACCTGTTATATTATGATTTACTCTATATGCACCAGGACTATTAGTGTTAACACTTCCAGAAGAGTTATCATATAAACGATCATCTGAAGAGGAAAATACATCTAATGTTGATATACTGAAACCTATAAAACCACTTGCTGCATCTAAAGATGAATCATAGATAATATCTTCTGTAAGATATACCCAATGATTCAGACCACTTGAATGATTATAGTAATACCATCCAGATGAAAATGTTATAAAATCACCAGATACTGTGATCATATCTGGTGATAATGGAATTGTTCCATCCCATATTATTCCAGTGAAATCTGATATATCTGCAATATTTTGTAATGCATATAATGTCCAATTAGACATCATAGTATTACTTAATTTATCTATTTTGTGATAAATATCTTGAATTTCATTTAATTCAGCGGCTTGTAATGCTAACCCAGGTGTGAATCCGATCAATATATAATTATCTTCTGTGGTTTCAAAAGAAGTAAATCTTGAGTAGAATGGTTTTCTACTCAAGGATGATGGATTTGTAATATCTCCAAATATTTCGTTAGCCATTATAATCCCTTAATCATATTTATTCTTATTATTCTGGATAATGTACCAGATGTTGTTGTTAACTTTAGATCTCTTGAAGTTCTTTTTGTTTGTAATACTTTACCAGAATATTGTTTGAATGATGGTGATGAAATCACGGTACTTACAATGAATTCATTGTCACTTGAATCTGTAATTTCAGATAAAGAAGACAAGTTAGAATAATCTATTCCACTAACAGTGACTATAGACTCGTAAGGTAACTGTGGATAATCAAAAACATAAAGTGGATCATTTGATACATTCTGTAAAATTCTGGCTGTATTTGTATTTTTATTTACACCAGATATAATAGAATTTGCAGACCCTTTACCTTTACTTGGAATAGTTGTGGGATTTCCAAGTGTTTCGTCACCAGGATAATAAACAGAAACCACAGAACCACCTGATTTTACTTTACTGTTATATGGAGATAATTCAGCTCCAGCAATAACAAGATCACCATTTGGTAATTCTTCTAAAGGATTAGATACTAAACCAAATAAATTTATAGTTTCTGGCAATGCTACAGCACTCGAATATAATTCATTTGTATCTATTCTTGTATCTACCATAACATTATTACAATTCAATACATCATATGGATCTATGTTTAATCCATCAATATTATCAAAATTAACATTAATTGATGATAATAAAATATCAACAATGTTAGTATTTGTAAATATTGAATTAGATATACTCAAACTAATATCTCTGTAATTGGTTCCACCTGATTGAACTTCTACACCTTCTACAATATATTTTCCATCAATATTTGTGTAGGTCAGGAATCTCATTGATGCTCCTGATCCAGTTGCTGATGTAATAGTAATTTGAGGATTTTGTATACTAACAACTAAATCATCACCAGTTATTCCTGATAAATCTAACTGTGCAGAAATAAGAGAACCATCATCTGGCCCATTGTTTGCTATTTCATATAATGCATAATATGGAGATGAAGCTGGTAGTTTATTTTCTGAAATCAATCTTCCAATCAAATCAAACTTATCTTCAATTGTATAAGTTGAATTTACACTAGTACCAGTTGGATAGAATTTATTGTAAAACTTAGGATTATCTGTAAAAAGTGTATAACACTCAGAACAATCACTAATAAAGGAGGTATATAAATCTCCTTTAGAATAATTTTCAAAACTTATACCAGATATTGGTAATTGATTATTATCTTTAAAATATAAAGCACACGATCCAGTTGCTGTTATATTGTTTGAACAAAATTCAGTCTGTGCAGTATATTCTGTAGAAAATGTTTGTTCTTCAAAAGTTTCAAATGATATAACAGGAATCCATTCAGTCTTAACAAATCTTAGCAAATCACCTGTTATTCTGTAAATCGGTAGCCAGGAATAACCATCTGGATATGATTGTATTCCATAACTGTGATTTGGAATATATGTTGAAGCATTTTGTCCTTCACGATCTATTCTATTATATGCATTATTTTGAATACAAAGATAAACATTTCCATTTTCTTTATTCCATGCATAATATGAATTTGTATTTTGTTTGTTTGATTTCCAAGGATAGTAAATATTTCCAGATGACCAGGGATTGTTATTAATAACACCTATAACGTCAGCCTTACTAACTTTCTTACTAAATGCCATATCTCTCCACAAATCTATAGAAGATATTGTAGAAGTATCATCAGCAACACTATCTGATTGACCGACAAAAACATGTAAATGTTCGGTTTTTCCTATAGATGAAATATATGACTGAATATCTTTAGATTTTTTTAACATTAGTTGCAACCAGTACAGGATAGATTTTCGTTTGGGCTAGTAAGACCGTCAGAATAACATAAAATAATAAAATCTTGTATATTTATATTACCAAAGGTATCTTCGGTGATTAGCTGATTCCAATTTGGGAATCGATGTGTAGGACCAGTAAATCCAGAGTAACTAGCTCCACAACAACCTATACATGAAGTTATTCCATAGAAAGTATATCCATTTATGGTTCCCAAAGAACCGTATGTTATGTTAAGACGATATGGGGCATAGTTTGAGAGCATTGGGTATTCACAAATAGTTCCCACCTCATCATCTGGTTCTGCTGGCTGAAAATCTGATAATTGTTTACCAAATATTAAATGTGTTCCAGCTGGATGGTTTGAAGCTCTATAAACTTGTTCCAGGTCATCATTATCATTATAATATGATCCAACAAATACAAGATATGAGTAATCATGAAACCATGTTGTGTCATGAAGTTTTGAAAAATTCAAATAACTTCCAGATAGATCACCCTTTTCAAGATAACCACCAGTGTCACCTGTTCCAGTTCTAAAAGTGAAATTTGAGTCAGCAAATTTACCACCATTTAGTCTTAATATAAATTGTTTGGGTATTTCAATTTCAATATCAGCTTCATCAATTACGAATAATGTAGTTAATAGCTTTCTAATACCATCTTCTGTTCCTTTTCGATGGTAAAAGTTTTTTCTTATTCCTATAAAGAATTTTTCTAATTCCGATCTTCCAACTGTTAATGAAGTAGAATTAAATATTCCAGTAAATGATTCTGCGTATACGGCATACAAATTTTGTATTAGATTTTCTTTTGTTTTTCTTACATCAATAAGATCTAAAATATTTTTAGAAAGCCCATATTGTCCACCAGATGAATTATCACAATATAGCCAATCATAATATTTTTGTAAAAAATCATAGATTGTTAAAACACTTTCTCCATTACCTTCACGTTCTGTTTTTTCTTTGATTACCCACAATGGAATAAATTTTGTAATATCAAATAAAGTACCACAAGTTTCTGTATTATTTGTATTAAATCTAGGATCATTCTCAACAAGACGAGTTGCAGATGATGATTTATTTTGAGTTGATTCAATTTCTTGAATAACCAAATCAATCAATGCATTTACAGCATGATTATTATTTAATACTGCGTCTTGTATAAGATATGGTATCATGTACCAGCCTCTATTACCTTATTAGATAAAATTGTAAATTTAGTATTCTGAGAAGTTATAAATTTATCATTTACAAAATTTAAATCAACTTGAATGTTTCCAGATGCTATATTGTATATTTCCAAAATACCCTTTTTAACATTAATTCTTCCATAATTTAATGATGAATTATAATTATATGAACCTGAAGAAGTTCTTACAAATGTTTTAAGTGGTACAAATGTATCTAATTCAGTAGTATTTGTAATTGTTGCTCTTAATTGTACGGTTCTACTATTCTTATCTAAGAAAGATTCTGTTACTGATTTAGTTGAGCCGACTAAAATATTAAATTCATTTTCTAAATTTATAGTTACACCATTTGTTGGTGCATCTGTAAATATCTTATTATAGTTCATGATAATATCAACAGATCGAACATCTGAAAAATTATTTAAAATATTTGTTTTTATTTGGGCTATATCAAAAGTAATATTATATTTACTTATAATAGAATAATTTGAAATTAAATAATTTTTGATATTTGAAATTATTCTTTGTTTTGTAGATGATGATGTAATCTCTGGATTGAATTTCAATTGCACATCATAAGTAAGATTGTCCGATGTGGATTGAACATATTCAGGAAGAATAGTCACAGCACATTTTGTCTTAAGATATGATATAAGATCTAATACATCTGATGTCGGAATAGAATCAGTTGCAATAAAAACTCTTCCATATTTTGGTGGAAATAATTCATCGCCACCAAAAATTGAGAAGTTATCTTTAGATACATCAAAACCTTTATTTCTTAAATATACAGTAGATATTGCTAAAAAGTCATTTTTTGTAATTGCTCTATTTTGTGCAGCAAAAAACTTAGGACCAATAAATTTTAAATAATCTATATCTGGACCATTCAATCCACCAGATGATGTTTGTATAAGTTCAATATTATTGCTTGTTTCTGCAACATATTCAAAATTAACTATATTATTTGCAGCAGTTCCATTAGATGTCAAATAACTAATTCTTGTATTATATGAATCTAAAACTTCATTTCCAAGTGAATTTTCTTTACCAAACTGTATCTCAAATCCTGTCTCAAATCTTTCAACGAAATAACTAGTTTGACTTAAATTTTCGGTTGAATCTCCGATATTGTCTAATAAAGTCCACTGTCTCCAAACACCATCTCCTTCATCTATTTCAACAATTAATGTTGAAATATCAACGGTGTTATCTGCAATAAAATATGTTTGATTTGTATAATCTATTAGATTCGTTATAATTTTATGTTTTACAAGTTGACGGCCTTCGACAATTAATATATTATCGATGAAATCGTCAGCATTTACATCTGCCGCATAGTCTTGTAGAGTATAAAAATTGTATATGATTCCAGAATCATTTTTTCCTGAAAATTGAGCAAATTGAGGAATATTTGGTGATCCACCCATTTTTACTTTTGCTCTAGCAGATGTTCTTGTTGGAACTGTCACTCCTAATGGCTTTAAAAGAGAAATGATAGATTCTTCTCTTTGAGCTGAATCCAGAAACATTTCATTTGCCAACATATTGGAATAAAATGCGTAATACATTGTATTGTAACTAAGAAGACTTACAATAGATTGTAAAACAGATCCTTCAAAATTATAATCTTTAAGGGTGTCTTGGGTTTTTAAAAATTCAGTAAGACTATTTTTTATTTGTTCATAGCTAATAGAACCCAAATTAATATTATTTGACATTATCTTGTTCTCGCTATTTCTATTTTAAATGTATCTATTGTATTTAATGATGTTATTGAATAAGATATCTCTACATCTACATTTTGATCAGAGGTTGTATATACAATATCAATCAATTTTATTCTAGGTTCATATTTATTAATTGCTATGCGCAAATTTTGATCAACATAAAATTCTACTAGCTCTGGATGTTCAAAAATAGAATTGTAGATATCAGTACCAAAATTTCTTAAAAATGGTCTTTCTCCAAAATTTGTTAAAACAATATTTTTTATTGATTGTTTAATAGCATTATTATCTTTTCGTATGGCAAAATCACTAGTAAATGGATTTTTACTAATGAAAAAATTTAAATCGGAATATAGATTTTTTTGTAATACCATATATTTTATTTATTATTGAATTACGATTGGTTCAGACCCTTCATTTGGATTTAAGAAAGAACTATCTCTATTTAATGTCAATTCATAATAATCTACAGCATTTCCATTAAAGATGTAGTTTATAGAAGTAACCAGATATTTTCCAGTGAATCTCTTATATGGATTTTCTCCATTTGGAACAGTATTTGGCTGTAAGATATAGATTATATCACCAATCTTAAGTGATGGATTTGCCTGTACTTTTATAGAAAGTTTGGTACTAAATAATAAATTGATTTGAGCATTTCTAAGCAATGGAGTTTTAGCTGGTGTATTCCAGAATGTAGCATATGTGCGATTATATTCTAGATAATCCATAAATTTATCACCAATTTCTGGACAATTACAGCTAAACGTACTGTCTGGATTTGACCAAACACAACCTAACCAATCCTTGCCAAGATGTTCTGAAATTAAAGAACATTCTTTTATTTCTTGTTCTAATTTATAGATTTCAAGATAGGATGGCTCTGCTTCGGTTGGTTTTCTATTTTGTGCTGGACAATTGCAATACGGATTACCAGCCGTACAACCACTCGTAGTAACAAAGCCATTAGGATTAATACATTTTAAATTAGATTTTGTACAAATATCTGTTGTCTTAGCAAAAACAACAAATTGAGCAGCAAAATTATTATCAAAAATATCACAATGATTTTGTCTTACAGGAGGAAATACCATTCCATAATCTGTATTTCCAGATAAATCATATTTCCATACATCCTCAGTAACCAATCCAGGTCTGTAAATGACATGATCGCCAGATAACCACCAATTTGTCATTTCTTTGAAGTAAGTTTTTATGTCAGGATGTATTTCTGAAAATGTATCATTGTCTTTAAAAACTGTTATATAGTTATAATCATTATATTTATAATGATAAAAATCAATATCAGCTGTATTATATGCATCTAAAATTTCATTAAAATCTTTAGTCTTATCCAATCTCAAAATGTCATATTCATTACTAGCTAAAGGAATTTCTACGGAGAAATTATAGACAAAATTTCGATAACGAAATTGTTCACTGTATGACCTGGAATCAAAGAAAATATTTTCATATGTTCGATATGGATCACCGAACATTTCACTTAGTCCAGGAAAAATTATAATTGATTCTGGGATATGGAAAGACCACCAATTTCTACAAGCTTTCAAAACTTTATGTGAATTAATTAAAAAATTAGATGCAAAATTTAAATTTGATAAATTTTTTGTATAATATGAATTTTTATTATCATTATAACTGTTTAAAACTCTAGTATTTGTATTGAATGCAACATTTCCATTCTGTCTGTCGTATTCATTTTCATAAAGATTAGCTATTTGTTGGAAATAATCACCATATAACCAGAAGCTATAATAATCATTATCAGTATTTTCAGATAAAATATAACTGTCATTACATGTCACATAATAAGGATATTTTGTTTCAAAAGCAATTTCTGGCCATAAATCCATCTGTGAAGATTGAATACCAGAAGACCACCAATAATATTCACCATTATATTGTGGATCTGGTATTTTTTTCATTGCAACATCAAATCCATATGGATCCATGCCAATAACAACAACATTTTGATTAATTGTTTGTCTACCATTTGGTCCAGCTGTTAAAGATACAATATATGGTAAAAAATATTCATAACCAGCATTTCTCACAAAACCGTTGGGAAAATCACTCAATGATTCAACTCCAATTGGTTGTTTAAATTCAATTCTAATATATGAAGATATTTCTTCTCTTTTTAAATTTGGTGGCTTTTTGTCAATTATATCAGATTTAAAAATATTAAATTTATTTTCATAATTTGATAAATCTGCCGAATATAATGTACTTATAGATTCTAACATTCTATTTCCATAACCTAAATCGGTTGTATTTTGATTATTTACAATATTAGAATTTCTAGCTTCAAAATATCCTCCTAATTTTGGTAATGAATCTGGAGAATATTGACCAAGAGGGGGATCATTTGATTTAAATATTTCATCTTTAAATTTCAATCTAGTTGGAATATCTGATCCTAAAAAAGTATTTTCTTGTTTATATTTTTGATCATAGTATGGGTGATTACCATCCTCAGATATATCCACTTCTTCATCATCAAAAAATATTTTATATAGATATTCTCCAGTTTGATTACCAGTTATTCCATTAGTTCTAGCTAATATTTCATAGCGAGATCCCCTTACTGGTTTTCTTTTAATTGATTTAATATTAAATAAAGAAAGATTTGATGCGACTATTTCATTATCAGCATTTTTAATTTTTCTTTCTTCTTTTGATATAAAAAATGCTTTTCTATTT